CAAGGCGAAGGACTACAAATCCTGCTTCCCCCACCACCTCGCCGACCTCTCGCAAATCCTCAGCCACCACCCCTCGGACCCCATCCACTACCTCTTGCTCGGCTCTCCCGCCACGGTCCAGTTCCACCGGCTCCACCTCGGGCTTCGCATCTCGCAGAAGGAATCCTTCTCCCTCAACGGGAAGGAACGCACGATCCTCTCCCGTCCTTCCCCCGTGTTCTCCACCTGGCACCCGGCCGCCCTCCTCCGCAACAACTCGATCATCCACTCGGTCGAGGACCACCTCAACCTCGTTGAATCCCATGTCCGCAAGGAACTCCGTGCCCACACCGAGCCCGACATCCAGCCGGCCAGACCCCCGCACCATTTCCCTTGACATCGAGACCTATGGCATCACCCGATTCACCCCCGCCGGCCGACTGCTCCCCGAGCAGACCGTGTTCCATCCCGCCCGATCGGTTGACGTGGATGGATGCCCTGTCCATGACCTGGTTCAATCCGTTTCCATCACCTGTCCCCGTGCCGACGGAGACCTGGCAGACCTCGTGCCCGGTCCCACCTTCGTCTTCCAGATGCACATCCCCGCACACCGACGGCACCTCGCCCGGTGGCTGGCCCACGCCCACTGCATCATCGGGATGAACCTCCAGTTCGACCTGCTCTACCTCCGCTCTCAACCCGACTTCCGCTTCCACCTCGAACGCCAAATCCTGATCGACCTCTCGGTCCTCAACTACCTGCACTCCGAGCTCCGCCCGGAACGATCCCTCAAGGCGCTCGGCCCCATCCTCGGTACCCATGCCTACACCACGGAACAGATCGACCGCACGGCCCGTTACCACAACGCCTCCGACCCCCGGCTCCACCGCTACAACGCAGCCGACACCCACAACACCCTCCTCGCCTGCGCCGAGCTCGCCCGCCGCATCCAAGCCGACTACCCCGACACCGACAAGCTCAGCCCCGACTGCATCACCCACTACTCAGACACCATATGGACAGTGGTACGCATGTCCGAAGCGGGGGTGCCCATGGACAGGGCTGGCCTCGTACAACAAGAGCAGGGAGTGCTGTCCCAAATGCGGGACCTTGAGGGAGCTGCTGCACAAGTAAACCTCATCCTCACCGGCCCCGGCTCGGCCGCCTCGAAGCTCGGCCTCATGAAGGATGCCTGCTCCCTCGTCGAGACCCTGGTCCCCGACATCCGCTCGCACCCCATGTTCCAGCTGACCGAGGCCCGCAAGGAGATCGCGGTCAACGACGTGAACCGCCAGCTCATGGCGAGCCACCTCAAATCCGTAGACACCGACGACGCCCGCTCCATCCTGCACCGCCTCTCCCTCCTCGGCGAATACTCCTCAGCCCAGAAGCTCCTCTCCTCCTACCTCTTCCCCCTCCTCCGCCACCAACGGAAGAACCCCGCGAACCGCAGCTCCCGCCTCGTGCCCCGACCCCGGGGCATCGGCATCTCCTACCCCACCTGGTACGTCACGCCCACCTCCTCGAAGGACGGCGCCGGCTCCGAGGGCGGCACCCTCCAGGGCCGCATCACCTGCAAGAACTTCCGGCACCAGACCGACCCCGACTCCATCAAGGCCCACTACAAATCCCGCTGGTCCGCCGGCCACATCGTGGGCTACGACCTCTCGCAGATCGAGATGGTGGTGGCCGGCCTCCTCTCCGGGGACGAGGCCCTGTGCTCGGCCTTCCTCGCTGAACCCCCACTGGATCTGCATACCGGGCGTGCCGTCCAGGTATTCGGCGAGGAGATCCGGCAGCACCCCGACTTCAAGAAGGTGTACCGGCAGGCAGCCAAGGGCGCCAACTTCGGGGACCTCTTCCGTGCCGGCGCCGCCACCCTACAGACCCAGGTCTTCGGCATGACCGGAGTCGTCGTGCCCATGAAGATCTGCGACAACATCGTCCGCACCCGCTCCCACACCCGGCCCGGACTGTGGTCCTGGCAGGAACGCCTGATCAAGGACACCCGTGCCAAGGGCTACGTCTCGCTCCCGTTCATCGGGCAGTCACGCACCTTCATGGGCGGTGACGCATACGACATCTCGGAAATCGTGAACATGCCCATCCAATGCACGGCGGGCAACGTGCTTCTCCGGATCCAGCACCGCCTGCACCAGCTCCTGCCCTCGATCAACGCGGCATCCCCCGACATCCTCATGTTCCTCAACGTGTACGACGCCGTGTACTTCGACACCCGCAACGACGCCGCCGTTGACCGGCTCGACACCCTGTTCCGTGACGCCTTCTCATACGTGACAACGGAGGGCTATTGGGCTAGACTCTGCAAGCTGGTGGGTCGGACCATCCCGATCCGCTATGAACGCACCATCTACACCTGACCATGAAGTCCAACCATCGCAAGGTCGTCGCCCTCCTGAACCGGGGGGAGAATGCAGCCGCAGTCGCCGAGCAAGTGGGCCTCTCCCGCAAGCGGGTGTTCGACCTGGCCCGCCGGCACGAGGCCCCGACCAACCCGCTCGTCGCACCGGGCGGCCGGATCGAGAAGCAGATCGTGCGCGCGTCGCGCGTGCTCACCATCCCCGAGATCTCCCGTGCCTTCCGCCTGGCCGAGTGCCGGGTCAAGGAGATCCTCTCCAGGGTGGACCGTGAAACCAAGTCCGTCCTCCGGTGACCCGCACCTGGACCATCATCCAGGACGACCGGGAGAAGACGCCCCTCCTCTTCCCCTCCCACCTGGTGATGTTGGATGCGGCACACCCTCCGTGCGACCGCCGGTCCTGCACCGTGGCCCTGACCGTGACGAAGAAGCGGCTGGTGACGGGGGACTACGCTCTCGCCGGGCACGAGTCGAGGGTGCTGATTGAACGGAAGAAGCACCTGCCCGAGCTCTTCAAGAACCTGCTGACCCCGTCCGGGCGGGAGCGGTTCGTTGCCGCATGCGACCGGCTGCGATCAGAGTGCGAGCATCCGATACTCATCCTCGAAGGCACCATCGAGCACCTGGTCCGGACCGCCCGTCCCACCCTGGACGTGGACCCCTGGCTGGTGGTCGATGCCCTTCATCGGATCTGCCTGGAGCGGAGAATCCAGGTACTCTACCTGTCGGCGTCAACCCCCAACCACCGACGATCAGTGGGGGAGGAAGTCGCCAGGCTGCTGATCAACGGAGCCCTGACCAATGCCCGAACCACTTCAGACATTCCGAGCAGTTGAGGGCGCCAGCCCTGCCTACACCGCCGCCGTCTCGCTCGCCTCCCAGCCCTTCGTCCTCCATCACCAGCAGGTCTACACGTCCACCGCCTCTACCACTGCTGCCATCACTGGGGCGTCGATGACGTTCGAGACCCTGGCCTCCACCAGGTTCTTCCCGTGGACCCTCCGGACCGCGAGCTCCTGCTATCCGGTCAGGGTCCCGAACGCCTACAACCGGGTGTACATCTACCCGCTCTGGATCACCTCGACCGACGACACCACCGCCGGGAACATGCCGTTCTTCGTGGTGGGTACGTACGTCGCCCCGTACATCATGCCGTACGGCCTGTTCCCGGAAACCCGGGGGCACACCACGTTCAGCAAGCTGAACCCCAAGTGCTACCGGTTCCCCGACGACGTGGTGACCGCCGCTAATCCGAGCGACACGGTGAGCTCGCCGACCCGGACCAACGGCCTGTGGTCCGTGCTCCCCCCGTACGGCACCAACGCCACCACCTCCAACGGTGTTCTGACCGGCACCACCGGCGGCACCAACACCTTCGGCCGAGCCCCTGGTCTCGTGGGTGCGGCCTACATGTTGCCTGATGACCTGAGCATCTCGTCGGGCGACGGCGCCACCGCCCTCGGTCCTACCACCCCGGCCCTCAGCAACAGCTTCCAGATCATGGGCATGGGACAGGAGTACCAGACCCTTGGCACCGAGGAGATCGTGGTCGCTCTCGGTTCCAACCCAACAGGTCTGACGATCTCCAACGCGGCAAGCGTGGTGGGCAAGAGCTATCGAGCCCACTTCTTCCTGATGGGCGTCTTCCTGGGGTGATTGATGAACGAGCAGACGAAGCAGTCCAGTCAATTGGTTGCGACATGGGCTTCCTTTGCGGCCCTGTGCATTGGCACCGGCGCGGTGCTGATGAACCTGGGGAAGAAGGACCAGCAGCTGGCCACCACCACCGAGCAGGTGAAGGAACTCAGCAGCATCGTGTCCGAGCTGGCCAAGGCCCAGGTCGGACTCACCATGAAGGACGCACAGGTGGATGACCGCCTGCGTGAACTGGCAAGCAGGCTTGACCGCCTGGAAAGGATCAAGTGATGAAGGCTTCCTGGAAGACCACCGTTCTCGGGATCTCGACCATCCTCGCCGCCGTGTCGGCGATCGTGCAGGCTCTCCTCGACAACGACCCCGCCACCAACCCCGACTTCACCGTCGCGGTCGCCGCCATCATGAGCGGAGCCGGCCTGATCTTCGCTCGTGACAACAACGTCACCAGCGAGAAGGCCGGGGCCCAGTGACATGTTCGACCGGGTCCTCGCCGGCATCGCCCTGGGAATCCTCGATTACCTGGCTCGTCGCATCGAGCGGGGCCATGTGGCGGTGGATGCCGATCTTGACGTTGATCGCCTTCGCCGTGCCGGCGATCGCATCAATGAGTGGCTGCTCGCGAACGGTGCTGGTCGAGGAGGGAAGCCCGATAAGGACTGGCCCCCAAGTGTTGACCAGGGTCTACGTTCTGATTGACGGGGAGTGGGTCCTTTCGCCCGACCGAGTGGCCATCCCCGAGGGCTGGTACCTGGTGCCCCCCAGCTTCGTGGGCAGGAAGTGACCATGGCATGGTCAACCGGAGCAAGGACGCCCGGGACCACATAGGGTTCCTCACCCTCTGGGCCACAGAGTCCCACCGCAAGAGGCGGTTCCCCATGTGGGACAGGGACGAGATCCTGTCGGAGGCCTACATCCAGGCCCACCGCCTGCTGACCACGGTCTACGACCCCACGAAATCCACGGTGGTCACGTTCCTCAAGGGCTTCCTCTGGGGTGCCGTCCACTACAGCTACTGGACCTCGAACGGTTACCGGTTCACCGACGCCGGGCCCCGCTTGAAGATCGTGGTTACACACGATACACTTTGTGAAGAGGTGGCCGTCACCCTTCCCATCGACCCCCTCGATCTACCCCCACTGACCGAGGAGGAATGGACCATCATCAGGCTGCGCATGGACGGGTACACGATGACCCGCATCGCAGGTGTGCTAGGGCTGAAGTCCCCGCAGTCCGTGTACAACCGACTCGTGAAGATCAGGGACAAGTTCAACGGAGTAAACGATGCCACCAGAGACAGCACCAGTTCAGATGCCCAAGGACCGGGGCCGTAGCGCCCGCCAGTTCCTGGAGACCGAGGGTCTCGTGCCCCGGATCCCGCCCGTCCGATCGTCCGACTACAACCTCGCACTCACCGACCCGTTCGCCTACTACCTCCGCCGCCGGCTCGGCCTGACCCAGGCCCTCTCCTACTCGGAGGCCCTCTCCCGCGGCTCCTACTTCCACACCCTGTTCGCACTGTACGACCGGGACGATCGCACCCAGATCTACCGCAGGATGTGCAAGGGAAGGCTCGACGAGATCAACGCGATCTGCCGTGACCTCCGCCTCTCCGAAGACACCCGCACCGTGTCCGTGCAGAACGAGCAGGTGGACCAGGCGTTCGCCACCGCCTGGTACTCGGCGTTCGAGAAGCTGCCCTGCATCCAGGGCAAGTCCGCCCTGCACCACCTGTCCTCCAACTACATCAAGCTGGGTGCCGAGGTCCGCCTCACGTGGGTGGACGAGCGGTTCCCCAAGACCCGCCAGGTGGCGCAGTTCGACCTGCTCCTCCTCGACCGCCGCACCCACAAGGTCTGGATCGTGGACGCGAAGACCACGTCGCTTCCCCCACTGATCCGCCTGGCCACGGTGAAGGAGGAGTTCCAGACGATGCACTACATGCACGCACTGGAGTGGTTCCTCGATCGCGGCCTGCTCCACAAGCAGTACGGTGACCGGCTGCCCAAGGACGCGGAGCTCGGGGGCATGATGCACATGGCCGTGCTCAAGCCGTCGATCCAGTTCGGCATGGCCGACCGCGACTTCCACTGGGAGTCCGAGGGCAAGCGCACCGGGATCGCCGGCCGCATCATGCGGTCTCCCGTCAACTTGCAGGACCAGGGTGAGTACGTCATCAAGTGGACCAAGAACCAGCCCAGCCCGGAGCCATGCTGCGGCACCCTTGACGAGTGCCTCCACGTGCTGCACGAGGTCACCGGAAAGAAGCCCGAGAAGGCGTACCAGGGCGAGCCCTCGATCGAGCGGTACATCGAGCGGTGCATGCGTTGGTACAAGGGCGAAGGTGAATACCTTGACAAGGCCCCGGATTTCCAGAACGACCCGCCTATCAACATTTCTTTCACGCATGCAAGCACGATGCTTGACAAGGATTGGCGGGCCGACTACCTTTCCCGTGTTGCCATGATCTACAACTTGGCAACCATCGAGGCGAACCCATGCAACTTCCACAAGAACATCGACGGGCTGCGGATGGGAGCGACGCTCCACCCGTTCAGTCCCTTCTACCTGACGGAGCCGAAGGAGTGGCCGGGCCTGGTGCAGAGCCAGCAGTTCCTGGTCGCACACCGCGACGCCGGCGATCTTCCCGAAACGCCGGAGCCGCACGAGTTCGACGGGATGATCGAGAGCCTAGACCCCGGGCTCCTCACGTGATGTTCGAGGGGGAGTACGTCACCCTCGTCATCAAGCCGAAGATCGACCTCATCCTTGAGGATGGCGTCGAGTCCATCGCAGACCTGACCGCCAAGTTCAACTCCACGTTCGACTGCAAGGTGTCCAAGTCACGGGTCACGCAGTGGCTCAAGGACATCGGGTACCGGGTAAGCCGCAAGGTCCAGATCGACAGGCCCGGCCGTTCACGCTCTCCGGCCGTAACCGAAGACGAGGACCTGCGGCGCCCGGCCCCGGTCGAGGAGTTCCGCACGCAGCACCAGCAGCAGTTCTTCAATTTCGCACCGCCCGCCGGCATGTTCACGAACGTGCCCATGCCCGGGTTCTCGGAGTAAACGATGTCAGTCACCACGATCGCAGGCAAGCTGCCACAGCAGCGCTACGCCAACCTCGGCTTTACCGGGGTCCGCATGGTTCACCCGCCGGAGAAGCTCTTCGGCCTGATCTGCGGATTGCCTGGTGAAGGAAAGAGTCAGTTCATCCACTCGCACCCGGACTCGTGGGTGTGCAACATGGATTGCACCTCCACGCTCGGGGACCCGAAGGCCACCGTCTGGCCGGGCATCAACCCCCAGGGCCAGCCCATTGACGTGGACGGGCAGCCCCTCGTGCTCACCTGGGAGGCCGTCACCGCCAAGGTCCAGCTCCTCTGCGACCTGGCGAAGTCCAACCAGCCCCGCCACCGTGTTCTTCGATTCGCTCGGCACCTGGATCCCGCTCCTCAAGGACTACATCACCAGGGCCAACGACAAGAAGGACTGGCGTGACATGGACGGCCGGCGGTCGTGGGACCAGCTGTATGACATGGTCATCGACACCTGCCTCACCCTCCGTCGCTACGGCTACGGCGTGTACATCATCTGCCACGTGGTGAACGCGAAGATCCCGCTCGGCGACGACAAGTACGTCTTCAAGCCGGAGCTCACGATCACCGACGGTTTCTACAAGCGTCTCTATCCCCTGTTCGAGCTGGTCGCAGCGATCTCCTCAGACTGGGTGACCGAGCAGCGGGAGATCGCCCAGCCTCCCATCGTCAGGGACGGGAAGACCGTCACCCTGAAGCCCAAGCTGGTCACCGAGAAGCGGAAGCGGTATCTCTTCTCCGTGGATTCCGAGCAGCTCGCCGGCATCACGAAGCACCGCGTCAAGATGGCCGGGGAGTTCGAGCTCCCCGAGACCGACGGCTGGTTGGAGTTCACCCGCCGCTACCACGAGTCCAATTCGACCGGCGCGTAACGCCGGTACATTCACCCCTTTCTCCCAGGAGAAGTCAGCATGTCCAGCAAGATCAGTGCGATGTTCGCGGCCCAGAAGCAGGCGTTCGGTGACGCCAACCCCGACACCGGCGTCGGCGGTCTCGGCGAGTGGCCCACCGAAGGCGAGCACGACTGCTACGTCCTCGGCCTTGAGATCAACGAGAAGGCCACCTACCGGTTCAGCACCGACCAGGGCCAGCAGGTCGAGCTGCCGGCCACCGAGTTCCGGTTCCGGTACCAGCTCCTCAACGACGAGACCAACCCCGACAACCCCCTCGTGTGGGGCGGGGCGCCCTTCACCTTCCCGGACAACGCCGGGGCCGTCACCGCGGAGGGCCGTCGCACCGGCCTCCAGATCGAGCGGAACCGTTTCTGCGGTCACCTCTCGACCCTGCTTGGAACCAAGGTGGGAACGGCTGATGGTCTCGACATCGCCACCGCCATCGGCAAGGTGTCCTCCATCCTCGGCTCGGACAAGCAGGTTGTCTGCACGGTCCGTTGCCAGTACCGTAAGGGCAAGGGCAACGCGGCGAGCAAGGTCTACAAGACCGAGTTCCTGAACAAGCTCCTGTCCGAAGCCTGAACCAGACCCCCACTGATCGAGGGGGAGGGGCCCACAAGCTCCTCCCCCTCCTCGATTAGTACACTTCTCCAGCAGGGGGTCGCGAGTGCAGCCACGCCCACCTTTCTCAGGGAACGGCCCACAGCTGTCAATGGCCGCAAGCGTGGTGTTGGATCGGGAAACTGAGCTCGTGACCCCCTACCTGGAACACCCTTCCACGTGCCGGCTGGTCGATCAAGTCGCCACTCCCCGTCCGTGGAAGATGCCCGTGCCGCTCAGGGCGAGGCACTTCGGATTTCGGGACTTGGGAATCCACTCCCCAAGCCCCGGCCCCTCCAAGTCCGAAGCCCTCGCCCTGGCGGTGCGTGGCTTCCCGTCCATCCTGACCTACCCAGGGTCCCGGCATTGGCTCGTCCTTACGGTGTCCATGCCGGGCGGTGAGACCCCCACTGATTCCTTTGCCGGCGAGCCACCTCACTCCAGGGTGGACGGCGATGGCTGCAAGGGATCGCTGATCGCGTCCTCCAAGGGACAGGTCTACATGGGGTACATCGACCTCGGCCGGGGTACCCTGTCTGCAATGGCGTCCAGGGTCCTGGCTCTTGAGCCGGAGTCCAGGATCCTGGAACGCCTGCTGCCCCGCTACACCGCCGGTGCCGTCCGCTGGTTCCCCCGCCTGGGGGCCATCCAGTTCTGGTCCGCGATCTAGAACCCCTTGAACGCCTCGAAGGCCTGGCCGGTCTCCTGCTGGATGACCTGCTGCTGCTCCGCCGTCATGGGGGGCACCTCGATACGCCTCGCCTGGGCCCGCTGGCGGGCCGTATCCGCGGCCGTGATCGCGGAGGCCTCGATGCCTAGGTTCTCCGCCCGGCCGGCTGCCATCTGCTGGAACTGGCCCCTGAGCTCAGGCGGCATGCGGTCGAGGATCCGCTCGCTGCGGCTGACCGTCCGGTTCTGCATGGCCGAGTCGAGCTGGTCCTTGCTGATGGTCAGCTCCATCCCGTACCGCCGCTTGAACTCCGCCTTCACCGCCTGCATCTTGGGGATCTCGTTGTTGAGCAGGGCCTGAATCGCCTTCCGGCGGTACTCCAGGATCTGGTCCCGGTTCTTGATGAGGAACCCGTCGAAGTCCGCCGCACCCTTGAACTGCCCCATGTCCACCCCCAGCACCTTGGCATAGATCATGCCCGGGCTCTGGTAGTCGATGAGCGTCCCGTCCCCCTTGAAGACCGCGACGTTCCCCTCGGGGGTCCGCTGGTTCGGGTCGATGTAGGTCTTCTGCAACGAGCCCGGCAGCCCGAACAGGGGGGAGTTCGGCATGTCCGGCACCAGCCCGATCGCCCGGCTGAGGGCCACGCCACCCGGCACCAGGCGGGGGATGTTGTTCTGGAGCAGGTCCCGCTGCCCGGGATCCAGGGCACCCCTCACGATGTTCATCGGGATGTCGATCACCGGGGGCACCGGGATGTACTCGTTGCCGTCCTGGAAGAACCGCTCCCCGCCGAACACCTGCCCGAGGCTGGCCCCGTACAACCCGGGGCTCAGGTCCACCCCGAAGGTGTTCTTGCCCACCTCGTAGAAGATCGCGCTGATGCCCATGCCCCGGATCAGATCCTGGGTCACGCCCTTCATCAGGCCCCGCTCCCCCATCCGGGCCGACTCGTACGTCAGGCTGGTGAGTGACCGGGTGGGGAAGCTGAGGAACTGACGCATCAGCGGGTTGTTCCCGAGCCGGCCGAACGGGCCCTCACCCTGGAACGCCATCGCCGTGTTCAGCGTGTTGCCGCCGAACTGGGTGGACCCGACGAACTCGTCCACGTCCCGCAGCATCCGGTAGTAGTCGGCCGTCCCCCTCGTGATGTTGCGGCCGGCCGACTTGTACGCATTCTCCACCGTGTGTGCCGCCACGCTGCGGTTCAGCCACTCCGCCTTCTCGAAGAGCTTCATCGGGTAGTCGTACAGGTACGACTCCTTCCGGCCCACCCCCGTCAGCAGGTCGCTCTTGTACGAGATGGTGTCGAGCGTCGAGAATGTGTCCCGCCCGATCTGGATCAGGTTCTCCCCATCCACGTTCGCATACTTGAAGTGCTTGCGGATCAGCGCGGTGTGATCCTCGTCGGTCAACGCCTTGAACCCGTACTTCCCCACCCGCTCCGTGATGTACCCGCCCAGCTCCTTGAACGCGGTGGTGTACGCCTTGAGCACGTTGCCCAGCCCGCCGTAGTTGGCGGCCAGCAGCAGCGGCTGCATCATGTTCATCGTCACCGACGCCAGGTTGATGCCGAGGTGCGTGACGTAGAAGTACCGGGCCAACTCCCCGCTCATGCTCTTGGCCTGGCCGAACGTCAGCTCCGCGTTCGCCACCTCATCGAGCTTTCGGTACAGCCCTGACCCCCAGCTGCCCGAGTCCCGCATCGCCTTGCCCATCCCCGAGTCCAGCATCCCCCTGATCCCCTGCTTCCCCTTGATCAGGGCCATGTGCGTCGCCGCATGCTCGATCTTCTGGAAGCCGGCCGACTGGCGGAGGATCACCTCCAACGCCTCCTTCGCGTACCTGTCCTGCAACAGGTAGTGCTCCTCCTGGAAGAACCTCGCAAGACTCTTGCCCCCACGGAACAGATCGCTCCTCTTCATCTCTTTCGCGATCGTCGCCGCCTTCTCGGGGTTCACGAGGCTGCGGGTGTCCGCGATCGCCTGCTGCAACTTGGGCAGGTCATCGAGGGTCTGCACGTACAGGGCATGCGTGATCCCCGTGTCCCGGAAGTACCGGCTCCACGACTCCTGCTGGTTCATCCTGTAGGTGCGGGCCACCCCGCCCCGGTCGAGCACCTCCCGGATCCTCTTCTGCGTGTTGGCCAGCACCTCGTGCCCACGCTCGGTGCCGCCGAACATCCGGAACATCTCCTCCATGTCGTCGGGATCCCAGATCCCGTTCACGCTCTCCCTGCTCAGCACGGACCCGCTGGCCACCAGTGACCGCGACCGCCGCTGTTCCATGATGTCGGAGATCGACCGCGTCCCCTTCATGTCGATCACGTTCCTCGGCATGTAGTGCTCGGGGAACCCCTCGATCATCTTCCGCACCTTGCCGAGCACGTCCTCGGGATCAATGGTCCCGTCCGCGATCAGCTTGGCGGTCTCCGGGTCGATGAGCATGCTCATCAATCCCTCGCCCGTCCCCTTGAATGCACCGTCCTTCTGGAACCCGAACTTCGCACCCTCCAACGCCCTCAGCAGCTTCTGCTCGTCCGCCACGAACCGCCCCTGTGCGGCGCTCTTGGCCTCGTTGCCGAACAGCCGCATCTTCCGCCGCTTCTCCGCCCCCCGATACGCATCCCGCAGCTCCGTCAACCCCATCCTCTCGATCACCGCATCCGTGTCCGACGCCACCAGCCGATCGCTGACCCGCTCCTCCAGGTCAAACAAAAGCTTCCCCTCATCCGTCTTCTTGCTGCGAAGCACGAGGTCCTTGACCTCCCGGTCGAACCCCCGGAGGTTGGCCTCCAACGCAAAGCTGATCTCCTTCGCCTTCGCCTTCTTCACCGGATCCGAGATCCGCTCGAAGTTCAGGGTGTCCAGACCGTGCCGCTCCAGCACCCGCTTGAGCGGAGCGGCCACCGTTCCCATCATCTCCCGTTCCAGCTCATCCACGCTCTTGGTGAACGCCTGAACCGCCGGCGTCAGCGCCGACCCACGGAACATCTGCTGCGGCGCGAGCATCCCCAGGGCCGCGTGCATTCCCCCCTGCTCCTTCACCAGCGGACTGAACCTCTCCCCCAGGTCGAAGATCGCCTTGCCCGTCCGGCCCAGCATCTGCCCCCCGACCGGGCTCGTGACCGCCATCAGCAGCACGAACGGGTTGGTCGCGATGTCCACCACCGCATCGGTCACGGGGTTCCGCCCGATGTGGTCCTTGAGCCGGTCCGTGAACGAATCCCGCTCGATGGGGCTGATCGAGTCCGAACTCGCCAACGTCTGCAACGCACCCCTCAGCGTGAACTCGTTGTCGAGCGCCTGCGTCAGGAGGATCTGCGGCTTGTCGTAGCTGGCGATCTGCTCGAACGGCAGCGCCATCGGTACCTGGCTCATGCTTTGAGTATCCCAAAGAAAGAGGGAGCCCCCTTACGGAAGCCCCCTCCGGGGAGTAAAGATGCCTGCGGGAAGGTCAGACCTGGCTTCGCCACCTGATCTGGATCGCACACGTGTCGATGCCCGCGAGAACCGAGCCAAACGCGGCCCACAGGGTGGAGCCCGCCGGAACAAGGTTCTCGGTCGGAACCAACTGAGAGTTGTCCACGAACCGCCACGCACTCGTGCCGGTCTGTACCCGGAGGGGGTACGTGCCAGCCAAGGCAACGCTGAGTTCATCGGTCATCACCGTGGTGGTGCCCGTGCCGGCGTACACCGGAAGAGCGGCATCGCTGACCCGCACGATCTTGAGCAGCTCGTCAGCCGTAGGGGCATCTCCGACGTAGACCATCACCGAATCCACGAGGATGTCCCGATCGGCGTGCAGCAGCCAGAAGTACTGGCCGGTGGATGCCTTGTCGATGACGACCGTGGTGATCTGAAAGTCGGACGGGTAATACTTGGGTTCAAGCGGAATCTGGCCGGCCATGGTTCACCTCAGAAGGAGTCAACGAGTGCGTTGATGGTATCAGGAGAATCGGGGGCTCCGCGGGGGTTTCCAAACCCGCCGGTCGCCATCTGGTAAGCCACGCTCTCCAGGAAATCGCTGCTCTTGCCACCCCCAATGACGACCGCCCCCTGCGGCAGGGCCCGCCCGATCAGGAGCTGGTTGTACAGCTGGGGATTCACAGCCGCCAGCCGCATCATGTTCTGGGACATGGCCTCCTGGAGCCGGCGGGCCTTCATCGCCTGGGCGGCCTCGTGCCTCCGCCTCCGGATCTCCTCGCCAATCATCTTGTCGGTGCCGCCAAGACTCGACTTGCCCGCCGCAATCAGGTTCTGCCCGATGCCCCCCAGGAACATGGTCGTGGGTACACCTACCCCCAACGCCAGCGTGGGGGACGTGAAGTCCAACCCAATGTCCTTGAGTCCCTTGAATGCCTTTGCCGCAAGCCTGGTCATCGGCTCACCTCGATGAACTGATAATCAGGGTTCAAGAACGACAATCTCTCGGCCACCTTGCGATCCGCCATGGTTGCGAGCCCGATCAGGCTCACGTCCTCCTCCGCAAGATACCGCGACCACACCCACGTGCGGTCCTTCCGGCGGATGCTGGCGTCCCCCTCCTGGCTCCGCTCCCACAGGAACCGCCGCACGTCGGCCTTCGCCTTGAGCTCCTTCCCGGGGAGCACGATCGGATCCTTGGTCACGTTGACGAGGACCCCCACTGATTCGCGACCAGTGGGGGTTAGCTTGACCAGGGCATAGCCACGGTTGTTGTGGCTTTCAACGACCTGCTGGGAGATCCGCTTCACGTCGGGGATCTGGATCATCGGAGTCCGGCCATCAATTCCGCCATGGTGGGACGGCTGGGCTGGGCGATCGCCGCCAGCAGCTGCTCGTTCCCGCGGACAAGGGAGTTCAACGCCTGGTTCTGGGTGTACTGGTTACGCATGGCGTCAAGCTCCTGCTGACGCTGGATCCCCGCCAGCTCCACGGCGGCCCGCTGCTGGGCCACGGCCGTCTGCATCTGCTGGTCCTGACGAATCCCGCCGGTGACGCTTCCCAGGGCCTCAAGGACCCGGAGCCGCTTCTCGTCCTCGGCCCCGATCGTGGCCCCGTGCAGCCCCGACGCCAGCTCGTAGGCCCCGTACACCGCCGCCAGCGGCCCGAGGAACCGCATCAACCCAGCCAGTTTCCCCGTCTGTCCGGCGATATTTGGAAGAGCGGACCCCGGCTGATTCACCGGTGGACGGAGGGCCAATGCACCACCCCTGGGACGAACAGCCAATTCCTTGCCGGCCTCGATCGGGCGGGGGACCGTGGAACGGGCCAGGGCATAGTTGGTGCTGGTCCGTTCTCCACGGACACCGGCTCGGGGGAGCGGTTCCCTGGGACCCATGCCGGCGATCCTGGCAGGATCCCGCAGGACTATCGCCTTCTCCGGCTCCACCGGCGTACGGCGGACCGCACCCCCCGGCTCCGGAGTCATCGGATACTCCTTGGCCCCCGCCACGTTGGCGCGGGGAAGCGGTCCCCGGTCCGGACGAACTCCGCCCGCCGGCTCACCCTCAAGACGGGGAAGTTCGGGTTCAGCCGTCCGGGCCGCGGGCGTCGCCGTGCGTGCCGCCGTGGTAGCCGCTTCTTCAGCGGTCTCCAATGCAGGCTCGGCGGCAGCAGCGGCACCCTTGCCGGGCACGTTCTTGGCCTGCACTTCCCCCTTGAGCTCTGTCTTGCGGTTCTTGAAATACTCTCGGAGCTTGGCGACATCCCCCTCCTGGAGAAGGGCGAACGTCTGCTGCATGGTGCGAGCATTGCGGAAGTCCTTGTCGATCCCCTGCTCACGGATGAGCTGCTGGATCTCCCGGACCTTCGTCGCGCTGCTCACCTCCCGCAACGCTTTGAACATCTTTCTCGACCCCATCCTCAACGCCTTGTCGTTGTTGGCGTACTTGGCCCCCATGGTCTGCCCGAGGGCCTCGTCCGCCTTGGCCTTGATCCCGGCCTTGACCGCTTCCTTGGTCTTCGCGATGTCGATGACCCCCCCGCGCAGGCGGCCCTTGATGAAGACCTTGGGGTACATGTTGGAGACCCGGCGGAACTTCTGTTCCGGGCTCAGTGACGTGTCCTCCATCACCGACTTCAGTTCCATCGCGATGGGGGTCTGCGGGTAGCCACCCTCCATCTTCTGAAGGGCCGAGTACGCATTGGACACCATGTCGAAGTTCTTCTTCTCGACGGCCGTCATCGCGATCTTGCCGCGGAACGGTTCGAGGAACTTCGACGTTTTGCCGGTGAACGGCGTGAACCTGCGCCGCTTCATGTCTTCCGCGGAGATACCTCCTTCACGGATTTCCGCCTTGGTAAACCCGCTCTTCGCAGCCTGCTTCGGCTCGCGGGCGAGATCCCCCTTGGCGAGGGTCGCACGCATGCGGACCGCCTGCTTGGCTTCCGGCTTTGCAGCTTCCTGCTTCAGCCAGTTGTCCATGTACTGCTTGGCTTCCGGCGAGTCCGGCAGGTCTTCCAACCGCTTCAGGCCCTGAGTGCTCTTCGAGAGGATGGCGGTCGGATTGACCCCGAGAGCCACCGCACGCTGTCGGAACTCTTCCGCCGCCTTGGCCCCGATCGTCGCCGGCCCAGCAGGGGTCTTCGCCGCAGGAGCATCCGGCACCCGCGGTTCCACCTTGGCCAGTTTCTCGGGGGCCTTGGCCTTGGGCGTCTTCCCGTCTCCCTTCTTGGCCTGGGGACCCTTGGGTTTAGGGGCCGCGGCAGGAGTCGGTTCGGGTGCGGCGGCCGGAGCCGGGGCAGCGGTGGCCTTCCCCCACTGACCGCCAGACTGGGCCACCTTGACCGGGGCGGCATCGCCCATGTCCTGCAACCCGAACAGGATCCGCTTCGCCGAGTCTTCACCCTTGTTGGCCCGGTCCAGGATCTCCTGGATGTTGTCCTCGGTGACATCCGCCGGCTTCACGCCCTTCAGGCTCTTCGGCTTGGGGGCCGGAGCCTCGGGGGCCTTCGGTGCTTCCGGTTCCGGAGCCGCCACCGGTGCCCGTTCAGGGGCCGGACCAACCGCATAGCTTTCCCCGGTGTCGTGGATCTCCCCGGCCTTGAGAAGTTCCTTGAGCCGATCTTTGGCAGCCTTGATCTTGTCAGGAGTTGACCTTCCAGCGCCGCTTGCGATGGTGAGCAACTCGGTTAGCTGCTTCTTCGTGATCGCCTTCGGCTTCTTCCCGAGCAGCTTGTCCGCTTCGGCCTTCATTTCAGCTGGAGTCATTGTCCGCCTTCCATCTCGCTGAGGAGAGATTCAAGCCTCTGGGTCTCGATGTCCGATGCGGCCATGCCGCCCTGTCCGAGGATCTGTTCTTGACGGAGCCGTTCCTCTTCACCCAGGGCTGCACCACGGGCTCCGAGTTCGCCGGCCTGGGCCTGCTGTGCCTTCAGCATCTGCAAGATCACGCGGGGATCCAGGTTC